ATGTACAATTAGCTGAGAAACTAAAAGCGCGTCATGAAGAAGTGCAGGTGGGTTCACGTATTCCGTATATTTTTATTGAATCAGCTGATAAAACATTAGCTAAGAGTGAATTAGGCGAAGATCCTATTTATGCTAAAAAACACAATCTTAAATATAATAGAAAGTGTTATTTGGAACAAATGGCAAAACCTCTTTTAGGATTCTTTAAATGTGTATTAAGTGATAATGAGGAAGCACTTGATGACATTATTAATTATACAAATGAAAAGTTAGTGGAGTATGGCGGTGCAAAATTAAAACCAAGTGATTTTAAGATGAAAGAAGACGACTAAATATATAAATGCGTCATGACTAAATATATAAATGTGTCATGACTAAATATATAAATGTGTCATGACTAAATATATAAATGTGTTGACTAAAATAAACGACTATATTTATTTAATAAATTGAAATTTAATTAATTGTTTGATTAATTAAATTAATATAACATGGTCAAATTCCAGTATATCTCGGATTTACATCTTGAACATTATAAAAATTTAAATAGCATTAAATTTGAAAGGATAGAAGGATGTGATAATTTATTTTTATTAGGAGATATTGGATATGCTTATTCAGATATTTATCACGAATTTATTAATTATTGTGCAAGTAATTGGGTAAATGTATTTGTTATTTTTGGCAATCATGAATATTATTGTCAACCAAATAATATTAAAACAATGGAAGAAATTGAAAGAGAAGTTTTAAAATTTAAAGAAAATGTTTATTTTCTTAATAATGATCATGTCCTTCTTAATAAGCATGATAATACTGTTAAAAAATTATTAGAAAGAGAAGACCATTTTAATGATTATGTTAAAATTATTGGTTCAACATTATGGTCAAATATTTCAAAGGTAGCTGCAGCAAACATGAATGATTATCGTTTTATATATACAAGTCTTAATTGCAATCTAACACCGAATGACTCCAGGGATTTTTTTAGAATGAATAAAGAATATATTATTCAAGAAGTGCAAATAGAGCCATTTCAAATTATTCTTTTAACACACCATGGTGTAAATAGTATATGTAATGGGCCTTATGTTGGAAATTTGATGGAAACGGGATATGCTACTAATATTAATGAATTATCTCAATTTCCAAATTTAACAGTATGTATAAGTGGACATACGCATGTTTATATTGATACAGTTATTCCAAATACTAATATAAAATTATTATCAAATTGTTATGGTTATAAAGGAGAAAATAAAAGTGTTGTTAAATTTAACAAGGATGCTGTTTTAGAGATATCTTGAGGGGCCTGTTCGACGCGAGGCTTTATTTCGTTCACGAGTTTAATTTACAATACTATGTTTAAAATCAAACTTTTTTATGAATAACTATATTAAAATAACTAGTCATGTTTAAAAAAAGTTTTGCTAAAATGTTAAAAGAAAATTTACGTGAAGATTCATTCAAATCTCTGTCAAGATGTAAGGAGGTGTCGTCGCATCTTTCATTACTCCCAGTTTTGGTCGTTCCATTTTTATTAGAAATTAAAAGATATTATTTAACAGTAAAAGATGTTGAACAAATTTATAGTTCAAGAGATTTTCATAAAAGACTTTTTAAAGAGCCTGTTAAACTGGTTTTTTATTGGTGTGAAGACGATTGGCAAGGGTCTTTGTTTGTGGTTTATACCTACAAAAATAAATATATTTACATAGATAGTGGTTTTGGGTCATGTGATTTATGCGATGAATTTCCACTATCAGAAGATAGTTTAATGAGAAAGTTTAAAAGTTTAAATATATCAGATTCTATTCAAAATATTTCACTTCCGACATATTCTCATCCAGAATTGCTTAAACACTTTGATAAATTTAAATTAAAAGTATCCAAGCAATATCAAAATACGACACAATACCAACAAAAATATAATTTAAAAGTAATTAGTCAAGAAGATAAAGCCGAAACTGGCATTAAAATAGACCTAGTAGATACACCGACAACACAAAGAGATACCCAGACACAAACTCAAAAACAGAATTTTACTACATGGGCTAGTCTTTTTAAATAAAAATTTTTTCTTTGTTTATATTAAGGAATATATATATAATTCTTTAATATGTCAACGGTAGAATATGAAATAACACCTAATAAAGAGTCTGTAGATGTGGCTGCAATTATAGATTCGCAAAATAATAATAATTTAGCTAATATGGCAACAAGTCAGTCATTTTTTCTATCTAATAGAGATGCAATTGAAAGAGCAGCTTTTGTAGCCAATGACGCATCTAATCGCAATGGTTCAGAAATTTTAGCAGTAGTTGAAAGAAATGGAAGTGAGGCTTCTGTTTCGATAGAACGTTCTAAAGGGGATATTATATCATCAATTGATAAAACAGTAGGTACAATTGAAAATTCAGTAAACAAGATATCTACAGACATTTTGTTATCACAAGAGAAGGGTAATAGTGATATAAAACAAATAATAAGCGAAACACAAAGTGTTGTTATATCTTCAAATAAAGATATACAATTGGAATTGTGCAAAGTAACTGAAAAATTAACTGTACAAGCATCTGAAAATATAGGTAAAGTAGAATTATGCGTAAGTGATATTAAACATCATATAGAATTACAAATAGCTGAAGTTATATCACAATTACATTTGGAAGCTTTAAATAATATTAAAGTATTGTCTTCTCAAATGATGGAGTGTTGCTGTGATTTAAAAGAAATGATGACAGCTACAAATCATGCAACGCAACAACTTATACGAGAATTGGAAAATAATAGAATGAAGGATGCTTTGGCAAATGCTAATATGGAATTAATGATGAAAAAATTCAGTACGTCTCCCAGTTTGAATACTTGACCAATAAGAGTTTTCAAAGATTAACTCAAAAATTAAAAAAAATTTTTATATTTCTAGATATTAAAAAAGAAAACCTCTTTTTTTTTTATATATACAATGGCTTATTTAGGATACGGTTTAGGATATAATGGTCTAGCAGACTCAGCTTTAGGAGCAGGATTAGGTTACCCAGGATTAGGATATCCAGGTCTAGGATATGGCTTGGGATATGGCGGTCTATGGGGAGGAGGAGGAGCAGGATTAGCAAATATTGCTACTACAGAACGATTTGGCTTAGCAGTTGGAAATGAAGTCCAAAATTTTGGCTTAGCTAATATAGCAGCAACCGAACGAAACGGTGATAAAAATTGGGCTGCAACTTATAATATAGGATTACACAATTTAATGTCTACTGAAAGACATGGTTGCGCTAATTTAGTTGCAACAGAACGTAATTATGGATTATTATCCAGTTCATTTGAACGAGGAGTAGGAAGTATTAATACCAATGCTCAATTAATAGCAAATCAGCAAGCGTTACAAGCTGCACAAAATGACGCTGCAAATGCTAATAGAGCTAAAGATATTCAGGTTCAACTTCTTGGTTCTACTAGTGCATTAGCACTACAAATTTCAGATAGTAAAAATCAAATACAAAAAGATATAGCTGATTCGCAATCTGCTCTTGCTTTACTTACTGTACAAAAAACAAACGAATTAGCTTTACAAGCAGAAAAAAATAATTGTCATACAAATGCTCATATTTCAGAAGGATTTTGCAATACAAATAAAAATATTGCCGATTCAGAAAGTACTATCTTGGCAGCTATAAATACAAATGAAACTGCAAGATTAAAGGACGCATTGGCGTATGCAAATACAGTAAATTTAATAAATCGTCATCACGGCCACCACGGACATCATCATCACACTGAAGTTTGAAATTTTTGAGAAAATAATTAAAAATAATTAAAATATTTAAATCTTTATTCAAACAATTTTACTTTTAAAAAAACTCTTTATTCAAAAAATTTTTTTGTTTTTAGATATTAAAAAAGAAAACCTCTTTTTTTTTTAATTATGGATAATACAAACGCTGTTTCAAATTTACATGTTTTAGGTGCTGTCGGTCAAGCCGCTAGAGATGCCGCTGCATCTCAATGTATGGATACCACCTCTATCCTTCAAGGACAAGCTGGTAACAATTTAGCTAATATGGCTAATAATGAACGTTTAGGTCTCAATATTAATGATAACGTTTATCGTTCTCATCTAGCTAATCGCGAAGCAGTTGAACGAAATGCTGATTGGACAAGAGACGCAGTTCAAGTAAACGGAACTGCTACTTTATTGGCAGTTGAACGTACAGGTGCAGCTGGTGTAAATGCTACTGAGCGAAGTACAAATGAGTTAAGTAATTTGATTGTACATAATAGTGGAGAAATTAAAACTGCTCAACAAGCTATAGCTGGAGAAACTAGAAAACAAATTTCAGACAACCATACCGAAGTTATTACAAGTAGTAAAGATATTCTTATTAATGAGAATAAAAATACTGGTAAAATTTTATTACAAGCATCAAACAATGCTGGTAAAGGTGAATTAGATATTACTAGTGTAAAGACTAGATTAGAACTTCAAGCTGCTCAAAATGTTGCACAAGTTCAATTAGAAGCTCTAAAAAATAAAAACTCAATTTCAGCACAATTAGCAGAGTGTTGTTGTGAACTTAAACAGATTGTTCAAAATTCTGCACAAACTACCCAACAAGTTGTTCAAGAAATTGAGAATAACAGAGTTAGAGATGCTCTTGCTGCGATTAATACAGAAAATCTTATTAGTCGTTTAGGAAGTTCTTCTCGTCATTAAATTAAATTAAATAGTTATTCAAACAATTATTTAACAAAAAAATAGTTATTCAAACAATTTTACTTTTAAAAAAACTCTTTATTCAAAAAATTTTTTTGTTTTTAGATATTAAAAAAGAAAACCTCTTTTTTTTTTAATTATGGATAATACAAACACTGTTACTCAATTACAAGTTTTAGATACTATTAATAAAGTGGCCTCAGATGCCGCCGCTGGACAATGCGATGATACAGTCGCTATTCTCCAAGAACAAGCTGGTACCAATTTAGCCAATATGGCTAATACAGAACGTCTAGGTTATCATATTGATGATTCTGTTCATAGAAGTCAAACTGCTAATAGAGAGGCAATTGAAAGAAACGCTGATCATATAATGGACTCCGTTAATTATAATGGCACAGCTATTGCCAGCGCCGTTGAACGTACTGGTGGTGAAAACGTAAGAACTACCCTAGTTAGTAATAATGAATTATCTAATATGATTCAAGCCAATACTGGTGAAATTGAAACTGCACAACAATCAATCGCGTTAGAAAATAGACACCAATTACAACAACAACTTTATACAGTGGTTTCTTCAAGTAAAGATATTATAATTAATGAAAATAATAACGCAACCGATATTGAATTACAGGCATCTACAAGTGTATTTAAAACAAAAGAGGCACTTGCAAATGTTGAAAGCACACTAGAATTACAAGCAGTTAATAACACCGCTCAGGTTCAATATGAGGCTGTTAAATTAAATGCTGCAACAGCAGCTGAAATGGCTGAATGCTGTTGCGAACTTAAAGAAGAAGTTGCAAAAAGTAATTACGAAACACAAAAAGTAGCTCGTGATATTGACGCACAACGCCTACGTGACCAACTTGCTACAGCTACAACTGAAAGTCTTGTTAGTAGAATGCAAAGTAAACATCATAGATACAATCCATGTTATCCTCCATGCCCTCCTCCATGTCCATACGTATGTACACCTCCTCCTCAGTAATTTATCTAGTCTCATCATCACTTTTTTCTTTCCAATGATTTTATTTTAGGTTGGAACGGAAAACAAAAAAAAATTGAACAAATTTTATCAAGTATACATTTTATAAGAAATTTATACTTAAATTTCCTATTTGATATGTTCCAATATATATCAGACATTCATTTAGAATATTTAACACATATACCACATATTAAAAAAACAGCTAACAATCTTTGTTTAGTTGGAGATATAGGACATCCCGGTACATTTTTATTTAATAAATTCTTAAAAAAGTGTTCTGTAATGTATAAACATGTATTTTTAGTATATGGTAATCATGAATATTACTCGATATTAAGAGGGCGTCATAGAAAAGTAGAAACAATGGAACAAAAATTAAATTATGCAAAGTATTTTCCTAAAAATGTTTATCTTTTAAACAATTCTTGTGTATATTATAATATAGATAATGAAACAGTTCATTTAAATCTCGGTACATTAGACAATAAAAAAGACTATATAAAAATTATTGGTTCAACATTATGGTCTAATAACGGACCTGGAGCAAATAACTTTAAAAATATTTTTACAGAACAAGATAAATTATTAACATTTGAACACCAATCTGAATTATTTTTACAATCAAAATACTATATTATTAATGAACTTTATAGAGAAGATATAGAATCTATTATATTAACTCATTATGCAACTCATTACTGTGTTAATGGTGGTGCATATTTAGATAATAAAGATTCAAATCATATTAGAGAGATTTTTATACATCCTAAATTAATTGCATGTATTAATGGACATACTCACAGTTCTATAGATATTATAGCACCTGGGACTAATATAAAATTATTAGCAAATTGTTTTGGATATAAAAATGAAGACCAAGACATAGTTAAATATAACGAAAATGCAATATTAGAATTAAATAGAATGACACCTGTATCTTTCTCAGGACTATATTCTACGTCAGAAATTAATCCAATTGACATTTTATATAGAGTTATGAATAGACAAAACCCTATATATCATATTGGACAAGTTGATGAATCTACAGCATTCACCATTTCTACTATGGCAAAAGACCAATGTATTGTTTATGCTAATCGTTCTTTTGAAAAGTTAACTGGTTATAATTTATCACAACTTAGAGGTAAGAATTGTAGGTTTTTACAGTCTCCAACTGGAGAAGTTAACAGAGGAACTATAAGAGAAGAATGTGATAATCAATTACTCTTCAAGGTTAAAACGAAACTTTCTAAAAAAGAAGAATGTCAATTTATAACTTATAATTTCAGACAAAATAAAGATAAATTTATTAATTTAGTTACAATTATACCAATTAATATTAATTCTGTAGGTTATTTTGTAGGATTTCATTGTGATATATCATCCGAAATTTATAAATTCAAACTAGATAATCTTGATAAATCAATTATCGATTGTAATATTATTAATGATATCACTAATGATTACTCTGTTATGCAAACTGAAGAATCAACAGATACTATTAGCGTTAGTTTCAGTGCAACTATGAGCGATGGATATAGTATATTTAGTGGAGGTGATGATATTAGTATTAATGAAACCAAGAGAAGTATTAGATACAAACATTTCTTTGATGCAAATCCATCCTTTTTATGTATAGTTGATATGAAAGGTTGTTTTAAAAAGATAAACTCTACGTTTTTAAATGCCATGGGTTATGTTAAAAAAGAAATGTATAATAAAATGCTAGTAGACTTTATACATCCGGAAGATATAGCTTCTACATTTAAGAGTGCTGAAAATATCCCAGAAATAAAAGAAATATCAACTACAAATAGATATATTAGAAAAGACGGAAGTTTTTTAAAAATAAACTGGGTTTCACATGTAAAAGGAAAGATACTTTATTGTGTTGGAACACTCGTTTGTTAAAACACATTTATAAATATAAATTGTGGTAGCGGAGAGAATCTGTCAAGTTAATTTTAGATTACGTTCTGCATCTATATACAATATATTTTCGCCTTTTTCGATTGCTTTTTCTTTTGTTATGTTAAAATTAGGTAACATAATAAACCCATCATGTGTAATGATTATAGTATTATTTAAATACTTGATATGTAAACTGGGACCATACTCATTATCCAGTTCATTATTATGAAGTGTAAAATGCATATTAGATGGTAATCCTTTACCTCGGAGACCCTGTACACCTTGAGGTCCAGGTGGGCCATGTGCACCTGGTAATCCTCTCGGTCCATATGCTCCTTGTAGACCTCTATGGCCTTCTGGTCCTCTTGAACCTTTTTCACCTTTTGGACCAGGTTGCCCTGGGTCTCCTTTTTCTCCTTTTGTTGGCCCTGGTGGTCCTTGGTCACCTTGAGGACCTGGCAAACCTTGGTCTCCTTTATTTCCTTGTGGACCCACGTCACCTGTTTCTCCTTTAGGTCCCTGTACCCCCATAGGACCTAGAATACCTTGAACACCTTGGATACCTTGAATACCTTGCGGTCCTTGCATTACAGATACACTTTGAACGCCTTGGATACCTTGCGGTCCTTGCATTACAGATACACTTTGAACGCCCTGGATACCTTGAGATCCTTGAGGTCCTTGCATTACAGATACCATAGAACGTTGATGACATGTTGGGCAAATATCAGAGCAAACATCAGCGGCGGGTATATTTTCGATATTATTAGAAGTTGATTTTATTTTGATATTATATTTACTCATTTATAAATAAGCTACATTTTATCAATAAAATAAATGCTACTTTTGGACTTAAAAAAATTTTTGATGTTAAAAATAATTGATTTTAAATAATGCTATTTAACAAATAACCAGGCTACAAGTTATGACGTCTACTGATAATAAAACATCAATCTTTTTAAATATAAGTGAAATAGCATCTTTTATAGGTCAAAACAAATGGGATTATATAACTCCATTTGAAAGATTATGGAAAAAGTATGATCCAGAATATAAAATATGTTTAGATGAATATAATAATATTATCACTACTAGAAAAACCGAATTGATTTTACTTGACAATGACAAAAAAATTATAGAACAAAACTTACAAGACAAACAAATTACAAAAAGACAATATACTAAACTTATCAAAGAACTTGAAACTAAATCTATAAAAGTTATAAATGATATAGATAATTTAACAAATAAGGTTAATAGTATTTCATTAACACAATCTGAAAAGATTGAAAAAGATTTAGGTAAAGATATTATTCAAACTATTTCTAGTTCATCCAAAGAAACACAAGATAAACGTAAAATTACAAATGAAGCTATTGATAAGTTAGAAAAGCAAGGAAAAATTAAAAAAGAACAAAAAGATGAATTGTTAAAACAAACAGAATCTCTTATTAATAAGACTCATGGAACATTAAAAGAAGATTCAGCTATTAAGATATTTGAAAAAGATTATAATATAACGTTAGATACAAGTCAAAAATATTATAAATATAAAATTATTAAAACAGAAAAATACACTTGGTTTATTGGAGGTAAGATGGATGGTATTTTTACAGATATGGATAATCCTGAAAATAATTATGTTGTAGAAGTTAAAAATAGAACCAAGGGATTCTTTAATTCATTACGAGAATACGAGAAAACACAGATTCAATTATATCTTTTATTAACAGGATTTAAGAATTCAAAATTAGTAGAAAAATATAATTCTAAAATAAGAGTCACAGATGTACCAGTTGAACAATCATATATTGATGATATCTTTGAATATTTATTAATATTTATTAATAAAACTATAACATTTTGGGAGAATAATAAACTAAAGATGGCTTACTTGGATATGACAGAACACGAAAAAAAGAAATTTCTAAATAAGCTTTTCTTAGATGACATTACTAAATTGCAAAAACATAAAGAAGAAATCAAAATAATTCAACATCAAGCAGATGATGATTGTTTACTTAGTGACTTGGATGATTTTTAATATTATTTTTCTTTATATTAATATATAAAATGTTAAACAACTTGGCATTTTTATATTAATATTATTTTTTGGTATTATGTTTAATTCTAAAGAAGAACATCACCTGAACTGTCCTTATTATTATAAGTTTAGATACGGACCATATCACTGCACATATTGTAGACATAACTTGGGTTCTAGTCTTATATTAATAAAAGTGCTACGGACGATGAAGTAATAAGTAAAAAGACAATAATGGCTATAATTATATACATCGTTGTATTATCTTTCCCATCGCCAAATCCCCAATTATCAAACCACCCTTTCTTACCATCGGGTATTGCATCTGGATCAACGACACTCAATAAAATTTTTTCCATTTGTAATTGTGCATCCTTACGAGCAGCTATTTGTTCTGTTGACACTTTTTCTAAATCTTCTTTTCTTGTTATATCAGATTGCTTTTGACTAGTTATTAGTTGGGCAATACCCTTTTGACTACTTATACGTGCAGCTTGGACATCCTGTGCAAGCTGTAGTCTATTTTTCTCAGCCGTTTCGGCTATAAGCTTTCTAGCTTTAGCATCTGCTAAACCTACAGATGTACACCCAGATTCAGATGCAATATATTCAGGAATATAAGTTAGACATTCATCTAAAAATGCACCAATGCTATCTTTATTGCATACAGCAGTCCCAATAGCGCTTTTAGTAGTTTGATCAATAAACCCCATGTTCACGCATTTACTTTCAATATCATTAATCGTATTATCATTACATACACTAGACCATATACCATATTTTACACATTTAGCTGATTGACCTTTGACACTACATTGTCCATTATTATCATTGCACCATTTAGCACAATCAACGCCATTAGCTCTTTCTTGATTACTATTGCAATATGTTTTACGTGTAGAGTTTAAATTAGGAAAAATTTTTGTATTTCCGTCACATGCAGGCGACCAGATTTCATCTGAATCCCAGTTCTCACAATTAGGTCCAATATACTTAAATGTTGAACATTCACCCTTACCCCAACCTGGAGCGCAATTATCTCCACCTTGACCTGTATGAGTCCAGCCAGGACCAAAGTCATTTACACACCAATCATCGTGTTTTCCAGCCTGCGTCTCTCCCCAAACTACACAGTTTCCCCAATAACTTGTTTGTCGAATACAGTTAGGACTTCCCTGTGTACACCCCGTTTTTTCTAAAGGCATAATAATAATATATAATATATGTATATAAAAAAAAAGTATAAAATTGAATTTCATACTTTAATAAGAGTATACTTTAAGATTATACTTTGAACCACTCAAGTGATATTAATTTAAAAGAATTATTTCCACAAAATGGAGTGAACATATTGATTTATCCATTTTATATAATTTAACAAAAAATTTAAATACAGAAAAAGATAAAAATAATAACTCTGAATTTTATCCATAAAACCAATGAAATTTTAAAAACACACAATAAAGAATAAATTAAATGGTAACTTATTTGTACCCTCGCTTAAGACATAAATATAAATTATTTTTTATAAAAAATGACTACTGAACAAGACGCTTTTCAAATATTTGATGTAATTTTTACTGAATCTCCTAAACCACCTAACACATATAACTTACGTCTAGATACATCAAATCCAGATAATGTAAACGTTAAAATAGACGATATATTAATTAATATTTTTTTTAATGGTATTAAAACTCTTTATGGAGAAACCACAACCTTACGAAATATTACACAAGAACAATACGAAAATCTTAACAAATATATGCAAAGTTTAGGATACAATACGATTTTTGAATATGTATATGACGATGATAACCTTCCTGTAAATGTAAAGGTATGGTTTGAACAAATTAATTTAACCATGGTTTGAACAAATTAATTTAACCACGGTTTGAACAAATTAATTTAACCACAGTTTGAACAAATTAATTTCCATTCTCTAACATTTGAAATTGTCTACGTAAATATAAAAAATTTAATGCAACGTTAACTTCTAACATTCTATTATCTCTAGGTAATAGAATCATTACCTTATTTTTATTAAAAATAATTTGCGAATTTCTATCAATATGATTTGGACCTTGGATTAAAATAATATTTGTTAAATCAGCTGATAAATTAATACCTAATTTTATTGCAGATGCTTCAAAAATAACTGACTTATAAAGTCTATACATAAATATAATATCATTAGAAATTAGCGATTTTAATACTGGTTCAATACACATATTTTTAATACACGTAAAAATTTGAATATCATCATCGTTTGGTTTTAAAGTTGGTAATAAAGATAAAAACGTAAATACATCTTTAAACAATATCGAAAATCTATGTTTATAAGATTGATTATATCGCCTAATATAATTATAATAAAAAGTCTTATCTAATATATTAAAATTTAATAGTGTCGGATAATCATCTATCATAAAATATATGCGATATAAAACATCATATGGAATCTTCATTAATATTATAAAATATATTAATTATCATTAAAAATAATAATAAAATTAACTAAAAATATTTAATAAAATAAAATAATAATATTTTTTAACTAAAAATATTTAATAAAATAAAATAATAATAAAATTAACTAAAAATATTTAATAAAATAAAATAATAAATATTTTATAAGGATTATGATAATTTATTTTATTGACTACGAATATATATATCATTATATATATTTATTATGCCATCAAGTAATTCAAAACCAGTTATAACTCCACCAGCACCACCAGCACCTCCAACACCACCAGCACCACCAGCACCTCCAACACCAGCAGCACCAGCACCAGCACCAGCACCAGCACCAGCACCAGCACCACCAGCACCAGCACCAGCACCAGCACCATCACCAGCACCAGCACCACCAGCACCAGCACCACCAGCACCAGCACCAGCACCACCACCACCACCAGCACCACCACCACCAGCACCACCAGCACCAGCACCAGCACCACCAGCACCACCAGCACCAGCACCACCAGCACCACCAGCACCA